TTATTTAATTTTCCATGCTGTGTAAACTGACCTGTAACTTGAGTCCCAAGTATCTAATAACTTACCATCTTTAATACATGCGATATGTTTTGCAAGTTTAACGACATAGGTTCCCTCTTTGAAAAACTCTGCAAAGTCATCAACTTTAACTCTTGGTTCACCTTTTGGCACCTTTAGAATGATTCTGTCATAAGCTTTTAAATACTCATAAATGAACTTTGTTTCCTTGTAACTTCCAAAGCCCAGTTCTTTTTTACTTTTGTTTAACTCTCTTCTTGATTCCAAGTAGTCTTTATCAAATGCTAGTGCAACTGCTCTTACAACACAGTCGGTTGTATGTAGTCCTTTTGGATGAGGATTGCTATATTCAAATACGCTCATCACAACTCACCGTTTAACCATTTCACTAATTCTCTACTTGAGTTTGTAAGCAAGACTGGTTTATCAAAGAAATCATCAACACTATAAATTGCATACTTATCATCTTCCCAAGGTGAGTCTATTTGTATTACAAGTTGAGTTGCACCATCTTTAATGTTTGCAATTCTAAAATCATCATAGAGTGGACCACTCATCGGACAATTGTTTTTAAACCAAACATACATGTTATTTAAATCAACTTTACCACCATCTTTTATTTGCTTGATGATGTTACCCATCTTCTTAGTTTTGTTCTTTAAACTTGTATCACTACAAAACCAATCATACCAACCAGCATCAATTTGAACCTTAACATCTAAGCTTTCAAATTCATTATTATTAAATCTTTGAATCCAAGTTCTAAGTGGTATTCTTTTATCAGTCATGACGAACCTCCACAACATGGCATCTTCTTAAAAAGGCTGAGTATCTTGCATATCCATACCCTTCTGATTGAACTAAGATACCATAATCAATGCCTTTTGCTGTTACATAAATTGCATGCCATATATTATTTTCATCAACATACATTAAATTCTTATGTTCTTCAATGAAATCATAATCGGCTAACATGTCATCTAAAAACTTATTAAACTTACTTATTGGTAGTTCAACTACTGTTTCAATTACGAAATCATCCTCTGGAACAATCTGTTCTTTAAATGCTTTTCTTTCAAATTTAACCTTCATAACTTTTACCTTCTTTCTTTTAGGTTACTACTATATATAAATAAAAGAAGCCAAATAGCAAGTAAATTTTTCACTATAGTGACTTTATTTAAAGATTAAATTCTAATATCTCACTTAATGGCGTTTTAACACCTTCACGGATTCTATAAAAGCCATCGTTGTTACCTTCTTTATAGCGGACAAATCGCTTTATGATAACATCAACAAACTTTTCATCAAGTTCCATGAGATAAGCAGACCTACCAAGTTGATCAGCTGCAATCAAGGTAGAACCACTGCCTCCAAATAGGTCTAACACCGTCTCGTCCACTCTTGAGGAGTTTGCTATTGCTTTACCTACTAATTCAAGTGGTTTCATCGTTGGATGCTCTTCATTACGCTTTGGCTTGTTATATTCCCAGATAGTATCTTGCGTTCTATCATCAATAAAATAATGTGCAGCGCCTTCTTTCCAACCATAAAGAATTGGCTCATGTCTCCAGTGATAATCTTGCCTACCTAATACTAGGGCATTCTTAACCCATATTAAACACTCAGCGAGTTTGAAACCTGCATTTTTATATGCATTTCTAAAGTTTAATCCTTCAGTATCAGCGTGGCATACATAAATTGCGCCACCCTTTTTTGTGTTTTCAAACATATTAGTAAATGCGTCTAACAAAAAAAGATAGAATGTACTATCTTCCATTTTGTCATTTTGAATTTTACCAGCTGTTCCTTCATAATCAACATTATATGGTGGATCGGTAAAGATCATATCTACTAACTTTTCATTAATTAAATAATCGACATCTTCTTTTAGTGTTGAGTCACCGCATAAAACCCTGTGTTTTCCAAGTACATAAAGATCACCTTTTTGACTGACTGGAACTTCTGGTATTTCAGCGTCAGGGTCAAAGTCATCGTCGGTTGCATTATCTGGAAGATCTGATTCCAAATCTTCAAAGCCAAATTGCAACATATCCATATCAATATTTAACAACTCTTCTTCTAGTTTTGATAAGTCCCATGTTGCAAGTTCGGCTGTTTTGTTATCAGCAAGTCTGAATGCTTTTATTTGTTCATCTGTTAAATCATCGGCAATTATACATGGGACTTCATCTAATCCTAACTTTTTGCTTGCTTTCAGTCTTGTATGACCTGCAATTATAATATTTTCACTTGTTATAACAATAGGAACCTTAAAACCAAACTCCTCTATTGATTTAGCTACAGCTTCTACAGCTTCATCGTTATTTCTAGGGTTATTTTCATATTCAATTAGGTCTTTTGTTTTTTTAAGAACTATTTTCATTTTTTCACCTTTATATTTCTAATTTTTTAAACATTTCTTTTAGTACATTGATTACTATTCCATTGCCTGCCATTTTATAAAGCTGTGCGTCTGAAAACTCATTTATAACTAAATCAATGCGACTATCTTTCCAACCCATAAGTCTCCAAGCCTCTCTTGGAGTAATTTTTCTTAAAGAAATCAAATCATCTTTATTTACAATAACCCCTAAGTCATTAGGTGTTGTTTTTAAGGTTGGAATCTTACTCTTTTGAACGACACCTCGTTTTTGATATGGCCTATTAATATAAATCCCATCTCCAACTTCAGCTTCCTTGAATCCTTTTTTAGAGTTTTCAGGAACAATAATAAAATTGTCTGTGGATCTTGCTCCACTTCTTGTTGTGATTGTGTAAGCAATAGGGCTAGTCCTTTCTAAAGGCTTGAATGTTAACCCCCGAATGAAACCATTTCTATTTGTCATATCAGAAAAATTATTTATTCTTTCAATTGAAATGAAATACTTGTTATCAACCGTTTCTTCTAACAAGTCACCAAGTTTTATTAATAATTCTTGTTTTTCAGGGAACTTATAATCAACATCATCCTTAAAGCTAAATAAAAACACTCGCTCACGATTCTGAGGAGTGTTATAGTTTTTTGCGTTTAATATTTGATATGTATTCTTATAACCTAATGACTCTAGGAATTTGAGCCATACATCAAAGTCATTAATAAATTTTTTACTAACTAATGCTCTCACATTTTCCATTAGTAATATTGAGGGAAGATTGTTATTTTCATTTGCTTTATTTAGCAGTCTTTCCACTTCCCATAAAAGACTACTTTGTGTGTTCGATCCTTTATCGAATCCTTTTTGAGTTCCAGCTAATGAAATATCGGTGCATGGGAATGAATAAGTCCACAAGTCTGCGCTAGGCAATTCTTTAATTTCTCTAATGTCACCTAAGTTATTAACTTTCCCATGTAATAGTTCATATGCTCTTGAAGCATATTTATCGTTTTCAGATATTGCTACTACCTCATGCTTTATTCCTATTTCTTTAAGTGACTCGGTTTGAGATCCAACACCTGCAAATAACTCAATTACTTTTAACATCTCTACACCTATTTCTTCTTTGGTGGTTTTTTTCGTAAGTTATTTGTTTCTTCATACTCATTAACCCATTCCTCCTCACCATTCTCTATTCTTCTAGCCATCAATTCTATTTCAGCTTTCTTTTCATTAAAATCAATACCAAACTTTGTAATAAGTAAATACTTAATTGCTGCAATATCTGGTAGTGATTGTTTCTTAAACTTAGTTATTCTCTTCTTTTGTCCAGTCTTTGTTTCTTCAATGACTGTTTGAGTTTCTTCATACTCAAAGCCAACTGCTCGCTTATACATTGCATCTATTAAATTGTTTTTTAACTCTTCATCACCAAACTCAAATGCATCGTCTAATCTTTGATGAGTTTTTCTTAATTTAATAAGTGTTTTCTCAGTTATACCTAAAAACTCAGCTACCTCTTTTTGGGTTGCTCTTTTTGAGACCATTTCTGCTATGGCTTTTAATTTAGTTTCTAGATGTCCAGATTTTTCCCAACGTTCATAAGTGTCAAGCATTTTTCCTTTCATATTTATCTCTCCAACTGCCACTAATATCGACAAAAAAATTGTAATAGTTAACCAGTTAGAATACTACAAGTATCTCTGCAAAAACAAAAAAAGAACTCATTGCAGAATTCTTTAATAGTTTCTAGGCTGGTCTTATAGCCAGTATTCCATAGTTTTATTTTAAGCAATAACTATCTCTTGACGGCTTTGCTCATTTTAATAATATCATGCCCTTGACAATATCACAAGTGCTCAAGGGTGCTCACAACTGCTCATCGGTGTTCAACTTTTCAGGAACCTTGATTTCAGCTATCGCAAGGTCATGCCAGCGTCTAATTGTTGCTTTTGAATAAAACATTTTATCAGCTATATCCTGCCAATTTAGCCAATCAATGTATCTGTAAATTAACAATCTTTCATATTCAGGATTTTTAAGTGCTGATATGCAATCTAATATTTCATTTTTGATTATTTCAAGATTTTTTGTTAATACATCAATCTCATCTTCTACTTCCATTGCTTTGTGAATCCACTTAACAAATGGAGCTTCAAGATTTCTTGTCCCAGATACTCTTATCTGGTCAAAGTTGCATCCAGGAACATTAAATGACAAGCGGTCATATTCATCATGTAAAGCCTGAAGTTTTTTGATTTTCTTCTCTGCTTCATGGTATCTACTTAAATATTCTCTTTTGTCCATTTACAGTTCCTCCTTAAATTTATCTAATACTTCAATTTCAATTGCTATGCCAGTTGGTTCATCTGACCATAGCTTTTCAACATGCTCAACTACTACCTGAGCATCATCATTCCAAAATCCTACCTCTGTCATACAGTCTTTTAGCATCTTCTGTAAATTATCTGTATCAGGTTTCGTTACTCGCCATTCATAATGTTTATGTCTTTTTCCTTTTGGGAATTGCCATATTACTTTTAATTCAATTGGACCAACAAGTGGTGTTTTTGGTTTAAAAGGTTTAAGGTGAGTAATGAGTGTCTTCCTTGCTTGTTTTAATTTTTCTGATTTATAAAAAACAGGCTTATTATTTACTATCGCTACTTTATTCATTTGAGCTGTCACAGTTGGTGGATCTAATAATAAAAATATTTTCATTACTTCCTCCTTTTTAGAATTTTTTGATTTTTAGATTTGAATAAAGGCAAGGGCTGACGTTGATGCATTTGTTTGGGATAGGGCAGGCTCAAAAGCCCTATCCTACAAACGATGCGTCAGCGAGTTGTGAACGAACAACATATATATAAGGCCTTTATTCACTTTGCGAATATAGGGTAATTTCCCTATCTTCTTCGTTTTGCGAATATAGCTAAATTTCCCCTTTATTCGTTTTTTGAATTGTTGTTTTTCTGTATATATTTCCTTTTGAAATTAAGTAATCATCTTCAAATTCAGCTACTCTTTTTTGTATTGTTCTTACACCAATTCCTAAATAATTCGCCAATTCATCCGTCGTACAGTATTCTTCTCCAGCTAAACAAATATCAAATGCTGTATCAAATTCTTCTTTTCTAGATTCCGGAGTTTGTTTTCTTTTTCCGCTTTTATCTAAATTTGCTCTTGGGTCACCAGAAGCAAAATGCTTACTTAATATTCCTTTTTCATCCACATAATGTATTGGATAATCAAACCAAAAGTTAACTGGTTTTATATTAGCGAATTCTCTCAAGCTACTTTCAAGTCTCCAGGCTGTTGCACGAGGATTATCTAAGTATTGTTGTCTAAATTCATCTTCAAGTTCTAATTCAATCATGTCTAATTGTGCATCAGGATCTCTTGCGAACACTCCTGAACCTGATGCTCTATCCATTGCTCTTTTAAAACCTTGAGCTCCTTTAGAATGATGATGACAATATATTGTTGTTGCACCTGTTTCATTACAAATCCTATCGAATTGATTTGAGAATGCTCCCATATCTGATGCATTATTCTCATCACCAGTTATAACTTTATAAATAGGGTCAATAATAATTGCATCATAGCCTTGACCTTCTACTTTTCTTACAATTTTTGGTACAAGTTTATCAAGTGGCATTGCTTTACCTCTAAGAGTCCATATCTCTATATCTCTTTTGTGCTTAGGTTTTATTTTTAAAGCCTTATAAATTTCATCAAATCTATCTATAAAACTTGCATTATCGATTTCTAAGTTAATATAAAGGACTCTTGATTTCTTGCATTTAAAACCTAGCCATTCTATTCCTTCCGACAAAGATACCGCTAATTCCATAAGTAAAAAGCTTTTACCCGCTTTTGATGAGCCAGATATAAGCATCTTATGACCAACTCTGACAATTCCCTTTATTAATTCATCAGGGACTTTGGGCTTGTTATTTAATGCATCTTCTAAGTTCATGCTATCTGGTAATTCATCAAGCACTCCTTCAGTAAAATCCATCCATTCGTTCCAGTTCTTTCTTCCAATGTTTGTATCAACTAAAGTTTGCATTACACCGTTTCTTGTTACACCTGGCATTCTAGATAATCTTGAAGGATTACGATTTGCTTTATCAACTTTTAGTCCGTTTTTCTCTAAAAAATCATATAAGTACTCTACTCTTTTACGATATTCTGTTGCATTTGGTGCATCTACTCTTACAATTGCGTGTAAACTCTTCTTACCGCTATGAACTAAACATGCGATAGGAAGTTCAAACTTACGATAAAAAGCATCTTGTTCAGATACTGGCATTTCATCTGATTCAACCAAAGCGTATGACCATCTTGTAATGTTTTCATTTTTTACTCCGCTACCATCAACCGGATTAAATCTAATCCAAGCACCACATTCATCTTTATAATCACCAAGTGTTGCACCGATGTCCTCTGGGTACTTTTTAAGTGAAGTAATTAATTCTTTTGCAGTTCTATCATGATAACCTCTACCTGGCATCCATGCGCCTTCTGGATTTTGCCAAACATCGCTTGTTACATAACTTACTAATTCATCATCTTTGTATAGAATTTGAAGATAAGTTATTAATTGTTCAGTTGGGCTTAGGGAACTTTCTGGTTCATATATCATTCCATCGCCATCATATTCAATCGTGTCATTCCAGTCCATAACACCGCCATTTACTTGTGTGATGGGAACCCAGCCATTGTCTTTTGCCATTTTAATGATTGTTCCACCAGATACAGGATCAGAGGAGCCAGAAAAGCTCCTCCACTTTCTTTCACATTCGCCTTTTTTATACCTAGTATCATTTTGGCTCCATTCATCCCATACTGAACAATCATATCCTTCAGCTTTAAGTGCCATACCAACACTAATCCATTCATCATACGAAAGTTGTGACACATCTATTTGTTTTAAAGCCTCTAATAAATTGCTCATCTAATTTCCTCCTAAGGTTGATAACTATAAGGATCTACTCCTCTTGGAGTTTTCCATCCGTTTTCTGCTAATCTTGATATCATTCGGCTTGCATCATCAAAGTCCCAAAGTCCTACATGAGCAAAGCCATATTTTTCTAATGTTCTTATTTGTTTTGGAGTTGTTAATCCTTCGTTTTGTCTATTAATTAATTTATCAATAAGCATGCTTGCCATTCCTGAACAAGTTACAACTGATGAGTCAATTCCCACTCTTTCTAAATACTTAGCTTGTCTTTCACTAACTGGTCCCATCTCCCAAGCAAACGTTGGTTCATAGTCTGCTAAATCAATATCAGAAATTGAAAATGCATATTGAATAGGATCTACTAATTTTTGTTTTCTTCTACGCATTGCAGCAAGCTCTCTTGCGAGTGCCTCTTCACGTTCTTTAATAATATCGTTTTGAGATTCAACTTCTGCAGCAAGTAAATCGATACCACTTTCTTTATCCATCATTTTCTTATCAATGCGTTTCGCAAGTTCAGCATCTTTAGAAATAAGTGCAGATGGTCTACATAAATCGTGTCGTTCGGTCATCCATAGAAAATCAAGTAATAGTAATTCTTTCTTACCTTCAAATGGTCTCATTCCACGTCCTACCATTTGTTGATATAAACTTCTTATTTTTGTTGGTCTAAGAATTACAATACAATCAACACTAGGACAGTCCCATCCTTCAGTAAGTAACATTGAGTTACATAAAACATCGTATTCACCAGCTTCAAAGTCAGCTAATATTTCGTCTCTATCTTTACTTTCGCCATTTACTTCAGCTGCTTTTAACCCATGTAGATTTAATAATTCACAGAACTTTTGTGAAGTTTTTATAAGAGGTAAGAACACTACTGTTTTTCTACCTTTTGCATACTTAAGCATCTCAAGTGCAATTTGATTTAAATATGGATCTAATGCTGTACCAATTTGTCCTACAGCATAGTCACCATTTGACATTCCTACTTCATGAATATCTAATTCAAGCGGAATCATCTGTGCTTTAATTGTACTTAAATAACCATCTTTAATTGCTTGATGCATTGAGTATTCATAAGCTTTAGAATCAAAGAACTTTCCTAGATTCTTTTGGTCAGCTCTATCTGGTGTTGCAGTAACTCCTAGAACTTTTGCACTATCAAAATAATTTAATACTCTTTGATATGTGTCACTCATTGCATGATGAACCTCGTCCACAACTATCGTCTTAAAATAATCTCTTGTATAAGCCGTTAACCGCTTTTCTTGTGATAGTGTTTGAACTGATGCAATAGTAACTTTTTTAGGTGAGCCAACGGCTGTTGACTCAGCCTTTTCCAAGGCTGAATCTAAACCGCTCACGTTTTTTAATTTGTCTGCTGCTTGATCTAATAACTCACCACGATGTGCTATTATTAAAGCTTTGTCTCCAGTCTTAGTTTCTTCTTCTACAACTTTTGAAAACACTACGGTTTTTCCAGTTCCAGTAGGAAGGACTAAAATAGTCTTTTTGTTTCCTTGAGACCATTCTGCTTGTATTGCATTAACTGCCTCATTTTGGTAAGGTCTTAAAATCATCGCCTTTACCTCCTAGAATGGAAGATCATCTTCCAAGAAGAACTCATCTTTATAATCAATAAATTTGTCAATATCGTTTGTTTTTCTTTCGTCACCACTTTGTGTTGTATAACTTCTTTGTTTAAAGTAAGCTCTACCTCTTGAGCCCACTACTTTGTTCCAGTCCATAGTTAATTTTTCACCATGCTTTTTCTGACCAATACTTCTAAAGAAAGCTGAAATACGCCATTCCAAAGTACGATATAAAAGCAAGTCAAACTTAACAATTGCCACTCCTTGTGGTGTTTCTACTTGGGCAGTAATAGTTGCTTTATTACATGCAGGAATCTTTGCCCCACCAGGGAATCTTCCTCTTTCAAAGTTCGTGACTGTAAAGTTATATTCACCATCAGGAAGTAATACAAACTCCTGCCCATCTGTTTCGATTGTGTCGTCCCAATCTATTAATAAATCTTTATTGTTTTCAATCATTTTTATTGTTCTCCTTTTTTATTTTTGATTGTTTTTACGATCTTTTCCCAATTTGGAATGATCCATCTTGTGATAAATTCATCTGAATAATTAGTGATAGGTTCATCTTCTTTGTAATGACCTTTACTTGCTACTACCTTCTGTAAGTCAGCTTCTGACACTTGTGCATCGCCGATCATCTTGTTTAGTCTTTCGATCACTGCACTCATGCCACTAATGTTTTCTGGATCAACTACTTCTTTCTTTTGTCCATCAAAAAGGTGTGCAATTGCCTCGAATTTGAGCTCTAACTCCTCAGGCAAATCGAATCTGTTTTTAGCATCATAGGTTGGATTATGAGTGGTATATAAGACTCTTTTCCCACCTTGAGCTTTCTTGGTATTATTTTCTGTTGTAACTACATAAATCTTATAATTAACAAAGAATAATGCATCACACCATTCTTTAATAACTGGTGCTACTTGTCTTGTTAATTTCATCTCATATCGGTCAAATGCACCTTGCTCTTCTGGTAGTTCAAACTTTCTAGGTTTGGCGTGAGCTGTAATAACAACATTTATTCCTACTTCAATCAGCTCATCAAATAAACTTAATAATCTCGTGTATTCATCAAGTAAATATGTGTAACCTTTGCCATAGCCAAAATCTTCTATGTTATTTTTTCGGTACTTTTCTGTAACTGCATTAATACACATTGTTTCTGACCAATCTGCAGTGTCCAATACGAGAGTTTTACAGATTGTTGGATTTTTAATAATCTCTTTAACAATTAGTAACAACTCATCCCAAGACTTGCTGCACTTGATTCTTCTAACATCTAAATTGCTTGTTCCACCTTCAGTATCAATAAATAGTGGATCTGGGAATTTACTGGCAAATGTTGATTTACCGATTCCTTCTGGACCATAAATAACTATTTTTAATGGCCTCTTTTCTTTACCTTCAATAATTTTTAACATTTTATTATTCTCCTTCGTTTTTAATTATTGCCTCTTCTCGAGGATCGCTCTTTGGTGCTAAGACAATCGAACCAGCCTGCATATTTATATATGGACCTATTAGACCGTTAATCTTGTCTTTGCCTATTCTTTTTGTGAGTTCAGTAATCCCAGCTAATTTACTCTCAGTAAACGGATCAATACCTGCTTCTTTACAAATCTTTATTACTGCCTCTTCATCTGTAATCTTTCTTGAACCACGTGAATGAACTAACTTGAAGTTTGACCAGTTATGTCCCTTCATCGCTTTTTTTAATGCATACTCTTTTAAATCCTCTGCATACTTAATGACATCATCAAGTTTTGGTAATATTGCTTCAATTTCAGCATCAGTTAATAGATTTATCGCTTTATTCATTTGCTGGATTGTTTCTAAGTTAACTTCAGCTCTTTTTGCGCACACTGCCTTGCCTGAACAAAAGCCACAATATTTACCTGGAGCAGCCTCAGGGTTTTCAACCTTTGTTCTTTCAACAGCAGGGATTAAAACCATAGTTTCAAATACTAACAAATCTTCTATCGGCATTTCGTATTCATTTGTATTTGAGATTACTGGTTGATAAATAACTAACCTTACATTCTTAATTGGATATAAATCTTTGTATGCCTTATAAAAGTAAAGGGCATATATTCCAAGTTGGCTATTAAATAGACCAGTCTCTTCATCAAAAGTATTCACTGGTATCCTTCCAGTCTTTAGGTCAATAACTGTAAGTGTTCCACCATTTGTTGTTGAGATAATTCCACAATCAAGTGTCCCTTTTGCATCATCATCAAAGTCCATCTTTAATTGCTGTTCAATTACAATTAATGGTTCCTCACCAGACTTGTTCTTTTCATAATCAAAAGTACTAATAACAAAGTCAGCATAACCATCTGCAATCTCCTGCATATCAGGCGAGTACATGTCCAGATCCTTAATAAGATCATCGATTGGTTTAATCTCACTGTCATAATCAATAAGCTTTAATGATTTGCTAATTAGTGCCGAGCCTAATTCATGACATTGTGTTCCAAACTCTGCTTGTGGACTTACTTCCTGATTGCTTCCATCATTTAATAGGGTGCTAAGTGGGCAATTCAACCAAGTACCACTTTTGCTGGGACTATATTTTCTACTGTGAGTTGTTGGGCTCAGTGCCATTCTCACCACCCCCTTCTACTTCCTCATTTTTTGGAAGCAACATAATTTCTAGCGCCAATGTTTTACTGGCTTCACTAATAAGAAGTAGGGACTCTACTAAATCCTTATTGGTGATACCAGGTTTATCGGCTTTAGATTCTTTTTCCATTTCTAAACCTCCTTCTTCCTGAAGAGTTTTCTTTCCCTTCAATGGTTAATGGCAAGTCGATTATCGTTTTGCCAAGATTTAGCGAATTTTGGTCATTTTTTCTTTTAAAAGTTCAATTACCATTCGCTTTCGCCATTGAATTGTGCTTCTTGGCATATTTACTTGTTGGCTAATATAAGAATCAGTATGGCCTTCGTTATAAAGTCTGATGATTTCTTGATCTATTGGATCGAACTCAGAAACTAAAGACCAAATCAAATCACTAACTTCTTGTGCTCTTTCTCTTTCCTGATTTTCATAGTAAGAATTATCAGCATATTCAAAATCATGATCTTCTCTCATTTGATCTATAGAGATTGGACATCTTTCCTTTTCTCTAAAGTTTCTTCTCTCTTCATTTCTGTTTTCATTCCTATACCAATGAAAAAAATCCTCTTTACAAGGAACATATACATACTTTTTATCTCTATCTTCATATGAGACCCAATTCGTTAGCTTATTACCAAATTCATCATATAAGCCTTCTGCAATTTTTTTCTTTAACTCTTCTAAATCGTAATATTTTGTATCTCTATAAACTTTAGGCATAAAAAAGAACCCCCTTTTCAATTTCTCTTTGAAATGGAGGTCCACTTTGCAGTTAAAACATTTGAGGCGTGGCAAAAGTAACGGAAGTGAATTTCCATTTCAATTGCAGCCTATTCCTCGCAATAGATTTAACTGCTTTATTAAATTTATGTGCTTTATTGCGACAACTTGATCAGTGTTGTAAAGCACTAATTAAGATAATATTTCTTAATACACTTGTAGTTTATCAAACCTTTATTTTTTTGTAGATATGTAGATTGTTGTGTTTTTGTTGGAAATTTGTTGGAAAACAAAAAATTTGTAAACGCAAATTTATTCTTTATAGAGTAAAAATAAATATTTAGATGTGTTATAATTAAAGTGATAGGAGTGTGAATTTTATGGTATACAATTATAATGGTTTATGGAAAATGTTAATTGATAAAAATCTTAAAAAAAGTGATTTAATGAAAAAGGTAGGCATAGCTTCTTCAACAATGGCAAAAATGGGAAAAGGACTGCCAGTTAAATTGGAAGTCCTTGCGAGAATTTGTAGAGAATTCGATTGTAATATTGGAGAAATATTGCGAATTGATTATTAAGGAGAATCGCCTATGAAAAAATTATGTTTTAGTTCTTATTTTAAAGTTTTATCTCAATCAAAAATAAAGATAAATGATGAAGTTCTTTTTGATTTGGTCGTAGGACCATTTTTTAAACATGGATATAGAATTGATAAAGGTGATATTTCTAGATATAAAACTGGAGCACTTAATCTACCTAGTTCTTATTCTGTTGAGGCTTCAAAACAAAATGTTGACGATTTAAGTAGGGTGTATGTTGATGGATTGGAAAAAAACATTTCACCAACAAGTAAAGCAAACGTGGTTTTGGCTATTAAAGATTTGCTATACTCCGAATCATCGTTGCCAGATTCAACAATCATAGGTGACAATAAATACTATACAAAACATTCAATTATTAATAATACAACTTTCTCATTTTCAGACTTATTAGCAAATGTAACTATTTATTGTATGAAAATCCCAAATATAAATACTCCTGAGATAGATTCTAGTTATATTGCTACTTTTGATTCAAAGCGAAATGAAATATATTTAAATGATAAGCCTTTAAGAATAGATACTGCATTATCTTTTACAGCAACAAGTCCTGTTAGTGCAACAATAATTGCTTTAGTTCTATCATCTAGGTTTTGCCACCATTCGACTGCACTTTTAACAGCTGGTATAACTTTGTCTTGAAGGATGCTTACAATCTTACTCATTGCTGGTATCATAACTGATGCAATTTCCACTGATAGAGCGGTTGTTGATTGTTTTAATCTATCAAGCGAATCCTTATATCCACCTGTTTGTTCGATTTGTTCTTCTGTAATTAAACCGAGTAATCTTGCTTCGTTTCTTAGTCTTGCTATTTCGTCTTGTTCTAATCCTAAGATAGGTATTAATTCACTACCTAACTTATCGCCAAACAAATTATTAGCAAGGGCTGTTCTTAGTGCTTGATCCTCTACTTTATTTAAAGCTTCTCTAATGATATCAAATGCTTCTTCTGTGGTTTTACCTTCAATTTCATCCATTGAAATACCAAGAGCATGAAATACTCCAGCAAATGATTTAACATCACCAAGTGCAACATCAGCTAATATGTTATTAACTTTTGAGAATGCCTTTTCTAAACTTGAAGTTTCAACTCCAGCAAGTTTGGCCACATGGTTCCACTCTTGTAAGGCTTCAACATTCATGCCTATCTTTTGAGCAGTGTTCTTTAATTCATCTGCTGTATTAATACCTTTAGTAGCAAGTGCAGTAAGTGCAGTAACTGCTCCTAAAATTGGCATTGTTAATGACTTAGTTAATGTACCACCAAGTTTAGTTAAATTCTCAAACTTTTCATTACCTAAAGACTTCATTTTATCTTTAGTTTTATCAAGCTCACTATTAACTCTTCTTAGGTCTGCTTCTGTATAAGCGATGTTTCTTTCTAACTTCTTAAACTCAGCATCTGATATAGTGCCAAGCTTTAATCCTTCTTTAGCTTTTACTAATTGTTCGTTTTGTTTTTCTAATCTTTCTTTAGTGCTTTTTAAGATTTCGTTTAATTGGCCTTGTTTCTTTTTCCAAAGCTCTAAATTTGAACTATCATATTTTAGGTTTGCGTTAATCGCTCTTAGATCTTTTTGTTGTTCTTTTAGATCCTTATTAATACCCTTTATTTCATTTTCTAAATCCTTACCATCTAAGCTAAGTTTTATGTTGATACCTTTAACTGTTTCTGCCATTAACACTCACCTCCTTTTGGTAATAAAAAAAGGACTTCCGCCCTTTCTATTTCAATTCTACTATTTCAATTGTGTCCGGAATGAAGTCAAAGTATTGATTTACTATGTATTCCTTTAGAGTTATTTTTTTAGTGTCCGAATAAGCATAAGCGATACACATTATTTTTTTATAATCATTTGGAGCTAAATGTAATTTGTAAATTTCTTTTAAGAAGTCGGATATTTTAGCGGAAGGTAAGTTTCCTGTTTCAGTAAATATGAAGTTCTTACATTCTATCAAAATTTTATTTTCTTCATTTATCAAGTCGAACTGTCTTGGTTTTCCACCATTTAAACCTGTTAAAATTTTACCACTTTTAAATTCAACTCCATATAGGTTCTCAAAGTAAGCTTTAGCTTTAAGCTCAAAATTTCTACCCTTCTGATAATTATTCATTATTAACTACCTTGACAATATTATCATCTTCATCTAAAAAATATTGAATATCACCTGGGACATATGCATAATCGTGATAGAAAAAGTCTCCTTTAAATGCACCACAATTTTTACATATGTTTGCTAAGTATTGTTCTTGCATTGTTTTACTAAATGCTAGATCAATTTTACAACCTGCAGATCTGCCTATTTCTATTTGTTTATCTGTAAAGTTGCTTGGCCCATATGGCATCTGAAGATTATCAGAATAATATGCTACTCTCATTTCTTCTTTACATTTCCAACAAGGCTCAATTGAAATGTTAATACATGGTTCAAATTTTGGTTTTTCTTTTTTACTCAATTTACATCACTCCCTTAAAGGAATTATAACACGATATTAGAGTAAAAATAAGTCTATATCTTTTTGAGTTGCTTTTCTTGGTACATCTTCTTTTGATATAGTTTCAAGTTCTAAATTAATTAATTCTACATATACATCAATATCTATGTATTTAGCATCTTTAATTGAAATCCCAAGATGAGCCAAATTATAAATTATATTTGCTGTGACGTGCTCATCTTGAGATTCTATTTTGGGCTTTCGTTGTTTACACTTCCGCCTAGTAATTCTGCAATGGTATGTGAAATGTTTTCAAGTTCACCAACATCCGAAAGCAATGTAAAATCAATGCCCTGTAAAAACTCTTCATAGCTTTTCTTAGTGAAAGGTTTGTGAAGGACATAAACAATTTTAAATATCACTTCTAAAACTTCTGATACATTTCCTTCTTTTTCACTACTTTCAAGCTTTGTTACATCACTAAATAACTCAGTACCAAATGTGCTGCGATATTCGATAATAGTAAAAAGCGAGGACTTTAATCTAATATCCTCGCCATTTAATTTAACTGTCTTTTCCATATTAAGTACCTATAGTTCCAACAGAAGGACCACTTGTAAAGAAGTTATTATAGTTAGCATCTCCAAATTTAGCAATTGTTCTAATTACCGATAAATTACCTACTTCAATTGATCTTGCAGTAATACTAAGTGTCACAGAGTTTGGTTCGATGCTTTCTGCTTTAGTTTTTGTTGCATCACTTACTGGTGAGGCAGTACATAAGAAATACCAAATGCGTCTTGCTTTTGCATCTCCTTGAATTTCATATCCAAGTGCAAAAGTCTTATTACGATAATTTACTACTTCAATTAAGTTGTTGTTTGTATCTTTTTCATATCCTAACACTGCCACTTTAAAATCATCATCAATTTCAGTTAATTTTAGAGTAATGTTGGATCCTGAGTTAGAAACAAGTGTCGCTAAAATTCTATCATCAGCATAAACATCAGTTTTGCCAGCGATAACTTCAGCTGTTAATTCTTGCGCTCCTGTTAGCTTCTTTGGTTCACCATATGTCCAAGTGTCATCTTCACCAGGAGTTGCTACAGCATAGTGCACATTTTTAAGTCCGAATGTTACTTTATTGCTCATATTTTGATTCCTCCATTTTTATTTCATAAATACGATATAATCCATTTTCTGCTATGTAAAACTCACTAATCATTTGAAACTCAATGTCATATAATTTAAGTTTGTTTTCTAGCATTTTTTCTAATTGAATGTTTTTGTTAGGTGTTATTAAAGTTATTTGAATTGTTAATTCTTTTAATAGGTATGAATCGTCAGCATAAGTTTTACCTCTTTTGTTAAGTTCCTGATAAACAATAATTGGTAATTCAATGTTGTCTTTTACTGAAACAGCATAATAAACATTATTAGGTAGTACTTCATTTAAGATTGTATAAATATATTCAAGATTATTTACCACGTATGATCACCTTTATATCCTCTAACATTTTAGGAGTAAACGTATCATAAGCTGGTCTTAGAAATGGTCTAGGATTTACATACTTTCCGCTTCTATGCATAAATCCAAATTCAATCAAATGGACAAGCATACCTTTTTCTTTTCCATATATAACAATCGTTTTATTAACTCCACTACCAACATCTGCTTTAACAAAATCATCAGCAAGACCATCCTTTTGTCCGCTTCTTGGTGCATTACTTTTAATGTATTCAAGTATTTTGTCAGCTGTCTCATCAAGCTTTGCTTCAAGTGCTTTTATAACTTCATCAGTATAACTACTAACTTCATCCATTATCAATTCAGCTAGGTTATCAAGCGTAGCCATCTATATCACTTACCTTTAGTTTTGATTCAACTAAATATAGTTCTAAAAACTGCCCTGCAAGATAGGTTCTTTCAACTGAATAAATAACACCATCAACTAAAGCATACTTACTACCATCATATAAGAAGCTTTGAATTTTAAGAGATAAATCTATCTTGTATTCTTGCTTCTTACTTTCGTAGTATTCTTTTGAGGTTACTTGCTTTTTAATTCCTATAACTTGTTTTTTACTTATTAGTGAGAGCTTATTGTTTCCTATGTTATCTTTAATAGATTTAAGTTTTAACAACTCAAGCTTTATATTAGGACTACTTGGGAACATTAGTATCACCCTTAGATAGTGCAAGTTGTAACAAAAGCATATCAAAACTCCTCGGTAACTCTTTAACTGAACCATCTGTTTTAAACCCAAAGAATGTTTTACAGTAAATTAATACTAAAGATTTTGTTAGGGGGTTATCTTCAATATTCTCTGGATCCACGCCTGTTGATAAAATTAAAGCAATGCACGCTTCTATGTAACTATTTAGTTCATCATCTGCGTAAGTTTCCTCTAAAGGAATAAGCAGTGATTTTTTTACATTCTCAAGTAGTCCCATTTATAAACACCTCTTAGGCTTTTTTCTTAATTCTTAAGAATCCGTTATAACCTACAACGTTACCACCAGTGAAAACTGATGCTTTGTATGAAATAATGCCATCTTTGAATTTGTAATCAGTTGATTTGCCAATCTCAACCGGTGAGAAAATAGGTACTTCATAGTTATGTAATCCACCATAAGCCATTACATATTCACCTTCACTAGTGTTTGTGTCAGTTAAGGCTTTACAATGCGAATTAATAATATATGGAATACCATCAATTGTGCTATTAATATAGTCGATTGTATGGACCTTTCTACCCTCTGGAGTTCTAAGTCCTGCAAATGCTCTTAAATCATTTTTATTTAAGATCAAATAAGCTCCGCCTTCGATCTCTTCATCGCCACCATAAGCAAAGACAATATCATCTAATGTTGAGTCAGTGATTGCTGAGATTTCAAGTGGGGTACTATCTGCAAGTGCTACTGCTTGGTCACTAAAGATACCAGTGAATGTATTTGATGTTCCTGGACCTTTTAAGATTTGTTCACTTATCTTTTTCTTTAAAGCAATGTTAATATTTTTAATAACTTCTGCTTGATAAGGTAAGCTTGGTAGTTTTTCTAACTCTTCAGTAATCTCAGTGTATGCAGTAACTTTAACTTTAGTAATTGTTAAATAACCAAAGTCTGGTTCTGTTTCACTATAAGCAGCACCTTCAGCTGTTAAACCAGCAATGCCATTACCTTTAATAAATGATTTCTTATAAGTCTCACCGCCAGTTAAATTTACAACTTTAACACGATCAACTAAACTTGAAACTTGAGCGAATGGATAAGCTGCAATGTTTGGAGCAGTATGTTCAGGAAGTAAAATCTCTTCACTTGATACCTGAATTACTCTTGCCTCTTTTAGCATTGCACCACGTTTTTCAAGTTCCTCTTTATTAACTTGATCGGTTCTTTCAATTTGAATTGGATTGATGACAGCTTTTCTTTGAATAGCAAGCTTTCTATCGATTGTTTCCTCTTCTTCTTTTAATTCATCGACTTCTTTTTCTAAGTCCTCTAATACTTCAAGTGTTGCTTCAACACCTGTTAGGCCTTTGATCTCATTTAATCTGACCTTGATTTCTTGTTTTCTTTTTTCTAAATTCATTATTTAGTTCCTCCAATTTTTATTTTTAAATCTATTCTTTTCCTTAATAACGCCTCATCAATTTTTCTCTTTTCTAATTCCATAGTCTTTAGTTCTAAGTCCATAGACTCTAAAGAACGAGCATAAATTGAAGTGTTGTCATAAGCTGGAATATCAACGATTGATACATCATAGAGTCTATCAATTTTGGTGATTCGTCTTTTTGGAATTTCACCTTCATGATCCCACTCTTGTTCTTTAACTGTAAAAGCAAAACTCATCTTTTCTAAAAGTCCTGATTTTACCATCTTATAAATATCTTTGTTGTGCTGAGTATCTAAGAGTTCAGCTCTTACCTTTAGTCCTTTTTCATCTGATGTAAGTTCTAAAGATTTGTTTTTGGTTCTTGCGATGATTAAGAATGAGTCCATATGGTTATACTTCATTGGTACATCTTTTATCGCATCTTCACTTAGTGCATTTGGATCAATGCTTTCAATGAAACCATACTCTCTTGTTCCGATTAAGGTTTCCTCATTATAAAGAATCGCATAACCTTCCAAAATCATCTTTTCATCTTCTTCTCTAAGTTCAACTTCTGCAAGTCTTGTTTCTTTTTTAATCATCTGGTTTCCACCTCTTTTTTCTTAATTGTTACTTCTTTTATATATTCATACTCAAGCTCAGCATCTTTATAGTAAAAGTTCTCAAGCTTTTCTTTTTTACAATACTCATCAATAATTTTAGTTTTCTCTTTTTGTTCTGCTAAAATTGATGCTATTGCTTCTTTTGTTACCTTGCCATTAATCGTTACCTTCATTATTTAAATTCTCACTTTCTCCAACTTGATATTGATTAGCTTTTAAAGCATCCACATAATTTAGTGATTGTAATCTTTTATCACCATTTTCAACTGGCTCTAAACCAAGTAGAGCTCTTGATTCATTTAGGCTCATAATTCCAAGTCCCATTAACTTTTCAATTGCACTTACCTTTGTGTTCCAGGATGCATACTGTAGTCTTTCACTATAAAAAACAACTTGCTCACCCCTTTTGATTTCATTATCAGTAAGAAGTCCCAAAGAAAAAGCCTCAGACAATTGAATGGCTAAGGGCTCTATGGTTTGTTCATAAAATGAATTAAACTCATCTTCACTATAATTTGAACTAAAGATTGCAGCTGACACACCGAAATAATTTAATATCTTATCATTTAAGAATTCTAGTGTTTCTGCATCAATTAGTTTTGGATCTACACTAAGTGGTATATACTCACTTTTTAAATCAATCGGAATTATTGAGCTTCCTTTATTTTTTATTGATTCTCTTAACATTTCATTAAATGAGGCTAGTTGTTTATTCTTATCTGTTTCATTTAACATTGCATTCATCTTAAGAAGCCCTTTAATCTGCATTGAACTTCTTAGTGCGTTTTCTACTCCTTGAAGCACATTTTCATTAATGTTGATTGCTTTAAGTAATGCTTCTTGGTCTCCCTTATGTCCACTTCCACCAAAGATATCGTTATCGTGATAAAATCTTTTTAAATGAATAATGTTCTCATAAGGAATAATAAATGTTTCTTTGTTTTCAAACTGAAATCTTAAATAGTAATTATTACCACTATCAACAATTGGTTCTACCATAATTGGATTAAGTGGATATAAACCTTTAAGCCCACCGTCATCAAACATTGGATAAATAAATGAATTGTCATCTATGAAAAGTTTTGTAATTACTTTATAGATAAACTGATAAGGTGTCATTACCTCATTTGGCTTGTGCTTTAAAATAAAAGACAGCTTTCCGGTTTTATCAGTCACTGTCTTATCGTTTTCGTTTTTAATATGTCTAGGTTTTAGTTTGGCGCATTGGCTTGCTATTCTATCAATGGCAATCTTTACTACATCAGATTTTGAGATGTTTGTTCCAAATGAAACTTGTGGAATATTAAGTTCGCTTATAAATTTGAAGGGCTGTTCTGAGCCTTGTTTTTTCTTTCTTTTAAATATGGCCATTGCGACCTCCTTGATTAAATCATGTTTTCAAAATCCAACTTATATCTATTTAAAACAGCATAAGCAATTATAAGTGCTACTGTTCCATCAATTCTTTTATATCTTGAGTTTAATTTTGATGGTTGGATGTTTCCATTAACATCTACTTTTGCTTGTGTATTTGATAAACACCATTTTAGAATTGGATTGTTGTTATAGACAACTTTGTTATTCTTTAAATCAGCTTCAAGTTGTTTCATTGGTTCTGATAAAGAATAAACTCCTTGTCTGACTTTTTCCATATTAAAACCTAACTCCTCCATTTCTTTAATCCAATAAAGACTATTCCATGGATCGTATCCTACCCAAAGTGGTCTAATGTTATATGTCCTTATCATATTCATAAACCACTGAGTAACAAGTGAAAAATCGTTCTGGCTTCCATCCGTTACTGTAATCAGACCTTTTTGCACCCAAATATCATAAGGTGCATTGTCCTCCTCTTTACGCTTTAGAATGACATCACTTGGCATAAAAAATTGAGTAATAACAAACTTTTTATCACCTTTCATTAGTAATAGAACAGCTGCCGTTAAATCCGTTGTGCTTGAAAGGTCAACACCACCAATTGCATAACTATCTTTTAAATCTTCAATATTAAAGGTTTCATTATTATTAAGATCATCAAAACTCAACCATGAGCCTTGTTCTAATTGTTTAATATTAAAATCCTTTGATAGCATTGTTACTCTTGTTCCAAGATCGTGCTTTGATTTGTTCATTAAATCTTCCAAGTAGGAATATGTCTTAATTGAACCTATGCTTGGGTTAGATTTTTGCCATGTTCTTTTATCTTGATATATTTCATCAACTGAATCTTGTGTATATAACCAAGGTAGCACTCTTTCATCTTGGATTTCACCTTTGATCATTTTCCTAACATAATCCAGCTTATTATCTAAAAAACCACCGACAGTGTTTCCTTCAGTGGTTATGATAAATATAAGTGGTTCTGATTTTGTTGATTGGCTTTGTTTAATCGCATCATAAACTTTACTATCTGTCATTTCATGCACTTCATCAATACAGCCAACCTCGATGTTATAGCCATCCTTATTTCTTGATTGAGCAGATAACTTTTTTATCTTGTTTTTGGTCTTTGGTGAGTAAATATGAAAAATGTTTTTTTTGCTTCTTTTCTCATTCGATAGAGCTTTTGATTGTTCTCTCATATTGTTAATTTCTTCAAATAAGATGTTCGCTTGTTCTGTTGTGTTAGATGCACATACAATATCAACTCCACCTTTTGATAAGAAAAACTCAGCTAAGTCAATACCTGCAATAAAGGTAGTTTTACCATTCTTTCTTGCTACTAATAATAAAACCTCATTAAACCTTCTTAAGTTTGTATCAGCCATTTTAAATCCATAGGCTACCTGAAGGACTGCTTTTTCCCAAAGTTCTAATATAAATGGCTCACCATTAAATGGACTTTTAGTGTGTTTGCAGAATGTCTCAATAAAATCAATTCTTATTTTGCCTGGTTTTTCATCAAATGTATATCTAGCTAGGATTATTTAAATCCTCAAACCTTCTAAAACTGTGAGTAGTTCTTTACCAACTAATATCTCGCCTTCTTGAATTTGCCTATAATACTCTTTTAAATAATTCACTATTCTAACCTTTTCATGAATTCGTCAAATTCATCATTGTCATCTATCATGTTTTTACCCATGATTGTATTAAGAGTTTTAATAACATTTCCATAGCTATTAACTAACTTTGTATAGTATTTTGCAGCTTCAGTTTGTCTTTGAGTTCCCTTTGATGAAATTTGAACTGCACCATACTTTCTTATTTGTTGCTGCAAGTTTTCTAATTGTACTCTCATAAATGCTGCTTCGTTTAGAAGATTATCCACTAGTTCTGCTTTGGTTGGATCAACTGATGAAAAAAGCGACCTTAGTCGCTCATACTCAATTTGTACATCTTTAATTTTGCTCATTAACTAATCCTCCTCTAGTAAGGGTCTAGGAACTACCAATACCGGACCAACCAAATCAACCCCAAGTATCAATTTTGCTAACTTGTTGTATTCCATATCTTTCAATAATCCCTCTTCATTACATACAATAAAATTGTCTTGCCAATATGTCGGATACATTTCAATTAACCCTTCCACATTCGTTTGTAGTTCTTTTAGATTGAAATATTTTTCTTTTGGTTTTACTGTTTTAATGGTTCCATCAGTCGCTATTAATAAGGCAAAGTTTGCATTTTTAGTTGCTTGGAATATTCTAAGTGGTACAACTATTTTTTCATTACATTCATTACAACAAATATCAGCTTTAATTGGTGATGGATTGTTTACATATTCATTAAATCTTTTATCGCAAATATCACAATTCTTTTCTTTGATAATTTCAAACTTATCTTCTTTTGGTACAAGTGCCAATCCACCCCAGGTACCATGTATTTGACCTATTCCATCGATTGCATATACTATTCCAACTTTACCACTATATTGTGGTTCATTTTTCATTGAGATGATTTTTATCTTATCACCAACGCTAATCATAAACTTACCTCTAATGGATAGTATTTAGTTGGGAAGTAGTTGTCTCTAATTACAAATTTTTCAACTTCATTTATTCCTAATTCTTGTAATTGTTCTTTTGTTGATTCAGAGTTTATTTCTTCTCTTACTAATTTAATATCTTCAGTAAATCCTAAATCAAATATTCTACCATCTTTTGCATATGCAACTAATACATAAATTTTTGTTGGTTTCATTTTTTTTACACCCTTAACTTCCAAAGTAGATAATTCCACTTTCTAACTCTTCGCCATCATGTAACATTTCAATGATGCTTATGATTTTTCTATAATCACCATGTTTATCACCTTCAACGAAGTCCCACCACATTGTTCTTAAAACTTCTCTTTTTTCTTTTGGTCCTATTGAACCAAGTTTACTTTGATAAAGTTCATGGTCATAAATTTCCGCTTCTTTATTAAAGGCTTCTTTTAATTTTAACCATAACTCGTGTGCTATCTTATAATCCTTATTGCTTGCGCCATCAGTAATCTCATCGAGTGAAGTTTCACTGTAACCTCTAAAGCAAACTTTAGTCTTTTTATTTCTTAAAATTTCATCTAGTGTTTTCCATTCATAATTATAATTAATCATTTTTACTACCTCCTCTTTTTCATACACATATTACCGTATAAGGACTTCTATATCAACTCAATTCAAAACTATAATTTATTATAATTTTTGATGCTTTTTACAAAAGAAAAAGCCACCATTAGTGACTTATTTTTAACCATTCTTAAAATGTAAAATCAGATTTTCAAAAATACCGCCTCGTGTTTTTTAATTGCCCCCCCATGCGGTACCCATCGTCACTTGTTAAAAGCTTATGAGGGGGGTATGGTACTTAAAATTTTTGAAAAATCCTATAAATTTGTTGTAATAGTTAACCACTTTTTAGAGTTTTTAAGATTTTTGGTTTAGAAAAAAGGCAGTACTGACTGGTGATGCATTTGTTTGGGATAGGGCAGTTACTACGATGCCCTTATCCTACAAACGACATGCGTCAGCAGTGGAAGGAACTTCATATATATAAGGCCTATTTTCCACTTTTCTTGTTTTGGTGAATAAAGGGCATTTATCCCTATTTTCGCTTTCCGAATTTTTAGTGAGTGAAGCAGATGTTTTCCCTATATTCCATCTTCACTTTTTTTTGAAACAACACCACGATTATTTATATATTCATCACTAAATTCACTAATTCTATTTTTAATCGTTTTATCTGTTACGCCTAAATATTCAGCCAAAGTAGATACTCTACAAGTTCCATCTTCTTCTAAATTAATATCAAAGGCATTATCAAATTCTAACTTTCTAGATTCCGGTGTTTGTTTCCTTTTTCCACTCTTGGTTAAGTTATGTCTCGGATCACCTGAAGCATAGTTTTTGGCAAGTAATCCTTCTTTATCTACTATATGGATTGGATAATCAAACCAAAAGTTAACTGGTGTGATATTTCTAAACTCTCTTAGACTACTTTCAAGACGCCAAGCAGTCATATTCTGATCGTCTAAATATGCTTGTTTAAACTCATCCTCTAAAATAAGATCAATGATATCAAGCAGTGAATCTGGATCTCTTGCGAACACTCCTGAACCAGATGCACGATCCATTGCTCTTTTAAATCCTTGTTCACCCTTGGAATGATGGTGAGAATAAATAACCGCTACACCTGTTTTTAAACAAAGCTTATCGAATAAATTAGTAAACTTTGCCATGTCGGTTGCTTTGTTTTCATCGCCAGTTATCACTTTATAAATAGGATCAATAATAACTACATCAAAACCACGACCATTAACTCTCCTGATTAAGGTTGGCATTAGCTTATCAAGAGGCATTGATTTACCTCTTAAATTCCAAACATACAAAGATTCATCGTCTTCAGGTTCTATGCCTAGTCTCTTATAAATTTCAACAAACCTATTAATACAACTTGCTGAGTCTATTTCCAGATTGACATATAGAACTCTTGATTTTTTACATTTAAAACCTAACCATTCTCTACCTTTAGCAAGCGCAATAGCAAGTTGCATCAACAAAAAGCTCTTACCGGCCTTAGATGAACCAGATATCAACATCTTGTGTCCCTTCCTTAAAATACCCTCTACTAACTCTGGTGCTAATGGTGGTAACTTTTCCAATACTTCTTTTGTTAAAGTTATAGTTTTTGGAAATCCATCTTCATCTAGCTCCTCATCCATTAAAACAACCCCACTATTTTTCTTTACTTCTTCTTTTTCCATTTTTCTTTCCTCCTTTTGATAAAATATTTTTCCTTTCATAGGTTAATGGCAAGCAAGTAGTGAAATTCCTTAGTTTTTTTAGAAAATTCCTATATTTTCACATTTTTAGTAACTAAAACAGATAATCCAACTACCTCTTCAATGGTTAATGGCAAACAGGGTACTGTTTTGCCGGTTAATTTTGAATTTTTGTTAATTTTATGTGTTTTAACAACTTAAATAGATAACTTCACCACTTCCTCAATGGTTAATGGCATGAAGATTGTTGTTTTGCCAAGATTTAGTGAATTTTATTAATTTTTAAAATAAAAAAAGCGATCTAACTCAAATTTTGAGCTAAACCGCTATATACATTTATTTAATTGTTTTATTTTATAAACCTTCGTTAATAACTT